GATTTGGGGGAGGACTTAGACTTGGCAGGGGGTGGTTCAACCCCATCTACTTCAGCATTGATATTGACCACAACATTTATGACGGCTCTCATGCCTAGCTCTTGGGGAATGGATAGTGCTTCAATATCAACCTTAACGCTAGCACTTGAGAATGCCCCCTGTAGAGCAACCTTAACTTCGGCAGAGAACTGTCCTGTAGACCCATAATCGGAATTATTTTTGGGTTTTTTCTTTTTTAAAGAAGATAGCTCCGATTGATAATCTTTTAGGGCTTTGGGGTGTTGTTTCTTAAATGCGGTACTGAAAGACACCTCTACTTTGGTTTTAGTGTCTTTGTAGGTGTTCTCTTTTAGGTTTTCTTTTGCTTTTTCAGAAAGTGGTTGATCTTTTTTAGCTCCTGCTCGATGGGCGAGAGAAGCTATGCGATCATTCAGTTCAGCTATTTCTTTAAGAATAGACAAGTAGCCCATAATGAACCCTTACTCAGACAAGTAGCGAGCGACTATCCGATGTACGAGAGAGGCTTTTTTCAAGTCTTTATCTTGTGTGGTGTCTTTGTCATTGTCGAGGTCTTTATCTTCGACTTTGAGCCTTCTTCTCATGCGGTCTTTTCTAGGCGGTTTTTTCTTGGGTTCCGTCTTGATGAGAGAGGCGGCATCCCTTTCTTCCTTTTCTACCTGAGATAGAGTAGCCAATCGCACATGGGGGCAGGTGTGTGCCATCTTGCGTACATCAAAGGACAAGGGGAGATTTTCTTTCCTCAGCTTCCGTAAGACCTGTGCCAGCATCAAATAAGCCTGATTGGCACTATCCGTATCTTTGGTGTTTAGCCACAGACCCTGTAGATCACGGATAATCTGAGCCTTCCCATCAAGTAGTTTACTATATTTGAATTCTTTATCGAGTGAGATGGCTTCTTCAAAGAGGGCTTCGATAGTTAAAAAGTGTTTTGAGATGCAGTCGGGACACCTTTTACGGGCATTATTAAGGTGATCTTCTAAAAGGACAAACTGCTTACAAATTTCTCTAAGATTAAACAAAGGGTTCATTATGGGTAGTAGTCCCATAGACTTCTCATGGTTGCTCATAACCGCACCACCTTTCAGTAGGTTATGAGACACGACTAGATAAACGGATTATTAGAAGCGACCCCCATCTTCATCGGCGGGAGGGTTGTATTTCAGACCCAAGTTTCGGGCAATACGCTCAATAGCATCAGAGTTCTCTGCTATCTTAGAGCCAGCATCTCCATAAATCCCTCTCAGCACCTCATTGAACTGAGAGTCGTTCAAGGTGAACATATCTCTCTCAAGTTTGGCTTTGGTGGTTTGGGGATCAATATTTAGCAGCTCTAGGATAACATCTATATCAAGAGAACCCTTTTGATATAGATTGAACAGGGCATCGAAGGTGTCCTGATTGTCTCGTAATCCGAGGCGTGTAAAACTCAAAGAGGGATGGATAACGACTTCTTCACCGCTATCATCTTCTTCAATGAACCCCATACGCTTGCACATGGGTTTGAGGATATTCTCCTCCACCATCTCTTGGAGCACCTCACGCATGAGCATATAGCGTGTGTTAATCACCTCAAGATTGATTCTGTCGCCTGAGTAGCTAGACTCGCCCGACAAGAGAGACTCTGTAACGCCCAAGCCTGCGTACATCTGTCTATCCGTCATATCGTATTCCCCCGACAAGTCCAACAAACGAGAATCAGCACCCATTTCTTCCCAACTCACCTGAAAGTTAGCGATGATTGAGTAGTCAGGGTCTTGTAGAGCCAAATCCACTTGATCTCTTAGGGCTTCCACATCTGCTGCATCCATATCTTCTGCGTAGACCAAACGGATAGGTGTCATATGGCGAGAAGCGATAGATGTTTGTGCTTGTCTCAACTTATCGCGATACACCAAGATACGGAGACAGCGTTCAAGGATAGAGTGACCTCTTGGCTCATACTGAGACTTCTTTCGAGCCATGAAATAAACAAAGCTGCCCGCATCAGGATCAGTATTTAGAGGAATGTTCCGACCATCTCGGATAGCTTCCACTACATCTGAGGGCATTGATTCCACTACCCTCATAGCTGAGGGGTCTTGCATGGTAGCTCGCTCCACTACAGCTTTTGTCTTGGAGTCGGGAATAAGCTCCACTATCTTTTCCGTGGTGAAAGGAAAAGACTCCATGTGTACCTGTTCGGGAGGAAGAACACGGATACTTGTCCAACCCCTGTAGTTCTTCTTTAACCAAGCGTAGGCTCTCTCAAGTGAATCGGATAGTTCCTCCCACTTTTCCACCGCTTCCCCTTCAGGGGTTAACACATTCAACTTTTTATGTGTCACGCTTTTGGGCATATCGGGATTGTTATCTTCGCAGAAAACAAAGACCTCGCCTAATAGGTTGTACTCATGAAGTATCTCTATGAGCCTGTGCAGTAGACCCACTCTCTTTGCCCACTTCTCACAAAACCTGAGGGATTCGTAAGCCATCTCCCTATTCTTCGCCTTGGGAAGACCTAAACGGATTTTGGATAGTGGCAACTCGGTGTGTAAGTCTACAGCCTGTCCGACAAACGGATCGGTTCGATAAAAGAACCTAAAGTAGTTCCGTTGTTCGTCCTGAGACTGAGGAAGCTCTAAGAAATCTGTGGATAACTCAGGCGAGTAGAAGTTCCCGCCTCCGCCCATCATGGAGCCACCCGTTGTCATAGCTACCTTTACACGGGATTTCATCTCCGTTGGAGACAACTTCCTTGTACTAGCCTTTGACTTGGGTTTTATTTCGGCTACAGGCGTGCCAAGAACACCATCATCATCTTCGCTCATGTTGCTCCTTCTTGTGTTTCATCACAGCCGAAATGACCACCTTAAGCAGCTTATTATGGTCAGGGTTCCCGCCAAAAAACTCTACCCACCGACCGCCCTTATTCATGTAGATCGTGGATATTTCGTCTAATAGACTATCACTAGGATGCTTTTGCCCATGACTTAACTCAAGTATCCTAGCAATCACCCTGTGATCCGCTTGCTTACGACTTTTAGGATAAATAGGTTCACTCATTTTATCCATTCTCCTTGGTTAGGATAAGAGAGTGTGCCTATAGACGGATTATGAGCTGCCCCCAAAGCGTTTGTTTATTGCGTCTCTTAGGGTTGGTCGAGTAGGTCTTGGTGCAATACGCCGTTCATCACTCCCACCCTTAAAATAAGAACCCTGAGCCAAGACCTTAGAACCTGCCATCAAAGGATGTCTAGACGATCCGCCAGATAAAGCAAAATGCTTTTGTGTGCCTATATGATTAGACGCTACCCATATCATACGCACTAAGGCATCCGACATATCGTCATGTTTACCTGCTACCTGTGGTGCCTCAACGGAAATGATGTTTTTAGAGTGTACCGTAGCCTGTAATTCTAGTAGTTCCAACAAATAAGGTTCATGCCCATTTATATCAGGGTCAGGCTTATTATAAAGCCTTAGGCGTTTATCCCACATCATATCCTTAAAGTTTTGAAACATTTGAGAAGTGAGTTGCTTGGTCATGTTCACCGAGACCATTTGCTTCAAGCCTCGCTTCTCTAGAGCCTGTTGAAGGGGTATCCCTACCCATTGGTCAAAGATAGCCTCTGAAATGTAAAACCTCTTGCTCCACCCATGTATCCAATCTGCCACCTCATCAAAGTCCAGCCGTTCTTTATCCTTAAACTTACCCTCCCCTGCTTTTATTTGATCCACCAAATCTAAGATGATCTTGTCTCCCTCTAAATGACCAATCGCTATTGCACTTGCGTCTCCCACCAAACCCAAGTCTATGCCCATGTAGTGTGGCTTCCTCGCAGGGGCTGATGTGACAGGTCTTAGCTTAGGATCGACACACTCATACAAGTCTTCCTCTTTCTCCAACCAACCTCGCGTTCTATCCGTAAACTCACCTCCATACTCAGTAAAGAATACGGTAGGGTTTTTCAGATAGTGTTTTTCAAACTCGCTAGCGGGAACCGTGGGATTAACTTCCCATGTTGGTGCCTGTACAGCTAAGATGTTATCCGATGCAGCACCTCCCTGCATACCTATTTGAAAGAGATTGTAGAAAAGACCCTGTTTGCCTAAGGGTGAAGAAATAAGGATAACCCGACCTTCCACTTCCCCAATTGGTTTGGTGGGATTTATGGGGTCTTTTGGAGAATAAGCGGATGTTGAAGGAACAACTGCGTTGTAAACTTCTTCTGCCCCTGATTGCCCTTTATCCGTAAAGTGTGCCACCTCGTCCAAGATTACACAGATGTTACCTGCACCACGGAGCCCCTTAGCTACGCATGATCTAAAAGTCACTTTAAGTGTGGCTTTAGCCGATGGGTCATCTAGGTATCTTCCGTACTTATCCACATCCGCAGGTGTTTGGAAACGGGCATAACTTAAGGTGTTATTTGCCGTATAGGGGCCGAAG